ATCTTGAATATTTTGTTGTTCTATTTGGCGGCGTGACAATTACGCCTGTATCTGAGCCATCATCATCAGGAGGAGATGTAACGAAATCTTCAAATATTGGCGCAACTGCCGCTTGATTTAATTTTACTCTTCTTGCCTTCTTTGCTTTTAACACCTTTACTAATTCGATTTGCGTTGTCGCTTGTGCATCAGGTGAAAATTCATTGATTAGGTTTAATCTAAACAAAGCCCCATCAATCATCAAAAGCTTTCCCCAATTACGATTTTTAATATCGATTTCATTCCAATAGACTGAAGCATTTACCAACTGCCCGGCCTTAGAAATCATTTCATTAATGAATGTCGAATAGTATTCTGAATAACTGTTTACCGTTGTTACGACTGTTGTTGTATAATAAACCTCATTAACAAGTTTGAAATTCAAATCAAAGTCCGGATCCGTTGGGTCATCGAAATGATGTAGACCTCCGTAAACCGTTAAACTTTCAGAGGTCGCATCATCGTTGTTTCTGAGTACAATATTACCAGAAACTTCACCAAGTCTAAACATCAGTCGAGGTGGCCCGGCCTGAATCTTTAAAGTATTGTTATCCAACTTCGCAAAGCGAGGAATAACCACACCGCCCCCAACGTCATAAGGCACACAAGTTCCCCAAGGCAATTCGGTTTTCTGTTCTCCTTTGGCATAATATGAAGATTGAGTAAATGAATAGTCTCCGTATTCCTCGCCCCACTTTTCAAGGTAACGTTGCGCATCGTATTCGGTTGCCTTCTTAAACTTAAACGAAATGTTCTTTGCATATTCATTTGCTGAAGGTCTGATTTCAATGGGCTTACTATGGTCAATCAGTTTCGATATATCGGTAAATACATTCGTTGCTGAATAGAAATCTGATAAAGGCTCAATATCGACCACTCCATCAATATTAGGTTCGCTCAGATATAAATTAAATTGCTTGATTGCTCCCATTAAAAACTCAGAGCATGGCATGGCCGGAAGACATAAACCAAGTTGCACCGTGTCACCATCTGAGATCGTTGTATCGATACAGTTTAAATCGATTGTTATGGGTGTATTTGTAGTGAAATCAATCGATACATTTTCAGGGTCTGCACCGCCTGTTATCTCAGTCTTAACTATACCTGTTCTTAGTTCAAAAGATATAACATCTCCCGAGGTTAAAGATAAATTAATTTGACCGCTAAGATTAATCGTTCCATTATCAGATGTATAGAATAATGAAGATGATTGCAATGTGTTTATTATCAATCCATTTTTCTTTATCCTTAAATTGAAGCCTTGAATATATGAAAAAGTCATTGTTCCATAATTAACTAAATAGTCAAAAATGAATCCAATATTCAAAGAGTAATTCCCTGACCTTTGAACAGAAAATTCTCCATTATCAAATTGAGTTAATATATCCTGAGTAATGGTCGAAGTAAAAACGTCATCATTGAAAGGATTTTTAAATGAGATAGCCGGGGAATACGAAACAAAACTACCTACTAAACTTTGAATATTAGTAGTATAAGTATCTGTAAAGTCACCGTTATCAATTTCGACCTTCCTTTGATTTAAATCACCTGGTGAAATCGTTTTAATCTCACCACCTCCGAAACCAAACACAAGATTTTGGACCCTTGCTGAATCCAGAAAATCGCTATCCCATTCAATACCTGCAAAGTCAAGTGACTTTTGTAGTATCTCAGCGAAGTAAGCATAAGGATAAAGGTCTGTTGTACGCCAAATTAACGTCCCAAGTCGAGCATTTCCTCGCTCCATTAAGCCATAATAGTAGCCTGTTCCTGCTGCTGCGGTCCATGAAGCCTTGATATTTGCCCTTGTTAATGCGTGGTCGTATGCTGACCAGTCCAATTCGTTAATAGTTATGGTTGAAAGTAGCTGAAAAAAGTCAACTGAATCACTCAAAAGTGTAACCGTGTACCGAATAACGCCGTTATTTATTGTAACCTTATCCAATTTCATTACACCATCAAGGACCTTAACCCCTCTTTTGTATAGCTTTATTTCAACTTTCGCGGTCGGGTCAAACAGAATACCATTCTCAGTAGCTGTCAAACTGAATGCACCGGTAAAAAAAGCGTTATTGTTAGCCGTATCAGGTAGATCCGTTTGCTTAGAAAATGATTGTTTTCGCTTTGCAGGTTCTTTAACGTCTGCAATTGCGTAGGTCATGGGTACCGGGATACCATCAAACAGATCTAACGAATACCCTTCAGCGATTAGTTCATCTGTCATAATGATAACCCGTTATGATTGTTTACATACTCAAAAGCAACTGACTCACTCAGTAACTCATCAAAGCGTTGGTTATTAAATGTGAACTGATTTGATGTTATTCTTATCGGTCGGTCCGTTCCTGTCAAAGGTATCAAAACGAATCGAGGTGACTTGTATAATTCAGTTAACCAATTCTGAACGGTGTCTGTTATCCATTGCGAATAAAGTATTCCCGAATCCTTTTGCTGTGTCCCTATCCTAACTTCACCCGCATCCTCAAGATTATAAACGTATGCACTACCTGACCAACCTCCGAATTTTCGATTGTACTTTCGATCTGTAACACTTCCACTTGTTTCTAAGTAATGAGCAAATACGAATGAATCAAAAGCCCCCCATTCATTTATCCATTGAAGGCTCTGTATAATACCGCAATAATCATCGTAATAATAGAAAGTAAAGGTTTCAGATGTACCAACTGTGACAGTATAATAAGCAGCATCAGAAATATCTCCTGCGCTAAATCCTGCCGTTGCCTGGAGTAACGATGTATTAGTATTGATCTGAGCAATTGCATAGGTTTGAGTATCTGTATAGGTACCGATTAATGAATTATCAGCGCGATACATTGAGATGCTGAGCTGCTTATTTGCGTCTTGAATCAAATTCAAGTAAACATCAGCACCTCTTTGAACATAGGCACGTTCACCTCTTGGGTAATTAGTAAGGAATAAAAGATTCTGATATGTTGCAGGGTTGTAAGATGCCCAATCAATATCTGATAAACAGGCTTTAAATACATCGATTGTCGAACTTGTTCCTGCTGCTTGGTTTACTGGTGGCGTTCCATAGTTTTCAAATACTTGAATATACAATTCACCACTAATCGCAGCATTCTGCCATAGTGCGGTCTTTCGTGTTGGCGTAGGTACTAAGTTTTTAATGATCGGCGAAGCATCCCAATGAGCATAAATCCCATCCTCAGGAAATACTCTATCCTCGCTAACAAGGTTAGAATTGTAATATGTCCTGACAATGTTGCTGAAATTAGCCTGAGCCGTTTGATTAGACGAAAATCTAAACGTCAACGGGTTATCTGAAGGACTCCAATTTTGTGGGGTTGTATGTATTGTAACGCTCATATCACTGCCATGGTTCTACTATCGCAACCTCAACCGATCTGCCTAATAACTTCGATATTGGTTCCTTTAAATATTCTGTCAATTTATCATTTACTACATCTGTAAAGAATGGCCTTGGTTGTTTACCATTCCTTTTGATGCTCTCCTGAATAGCCCAAGCAAATGAGTCATAAGATTGAAACCCTTCAGGTAAGGTTGTCCCTGTTGTCGGTATCCATTCAAGTATCGCTTGATGGAAACTTTTATCTTGTGGCGGCTGTGTTCCCCATGCAGGCGCACCATGGTTGACCTCATATCCGTTCACTCCATAGTTAACAAACTTCCAGTAAAAGTCTGCTTCAATAGGTATCGAAACCGTTCCGCCTTCCTCAGTTACCTTTAACGGTCTTATTGACTGCCTAAGGTTTCTCGATGCCGCTATACCATGACTATCTAAAGAGGCTGTTAATTGGTCCGTAACATCTTGAGCCAACTCCACAAGCAAAGAACCTAAAGGACTATTCGGCTGACCTTTGATAATCTCTTTTGCTGTTCCGAGATTCAACTTAGATATGATTTCAGCTTCTGTCACCTTTTCTTTATAGAGTTAACTTTTTTGGTTTTATGCATAAAGTACTTAGCTTTATAGTGAAGGGTGTAAATGTTCAAGTCAGTTACAGCGTCCCAATCACCGCCATAAAACTCCTTTGCTATTACGTCGATGAACTCCTCCCAATCATACTGCCCAGGACTTTTGACACTTTTGCCGTCACCTTTAGGTTTTCCATGGATAGCCTCATTGATCTTTCTGACTTCCGCAAAAAAAAAGCAGACGCATTCAAAAAGTCTTGTAAAGTCATGTCGCGTTCGACTATATTGTAACGGTCCCGGATTGGATAAAGTAGGTTCTTATTCTCATCTGTTTCGCCATACTTTTTAGCTTTAGCAGGATAATAAAATAGGCAGGCAGTTTTGACAGGATCCTTTTGAATGTCATTGAACTTACCGAAATCAATATGCCAACCTGAGCCAACTTTATGAGGTTCGATTAAGTTGTATTTCTCACCGCCTAAAATAATCTCTTTAGATGGCTTTGAAACGTGGATACCTTCATACAGTCCGACACAATGATTAAACATCTTCAGAACGTCTTTAGCATCAATTGAGCGTATGTCATTAATATGTTCTCCTGTGAACTCAGAAAGGAATTGACAGGCTAACTCTAAATCAATCTGTCCATCATACAAAGGATTAGTCAAAACTTTCCAATGTCGTATCCTTAAATCATTCGTGTTTTTTGGCAGTCTGATATTCATCTGAATTTGTCTTTGATTGCGTTTATCTTTATGGCTCTTTCAGCTTGATTGATTCCCTTACCTAAACTCTTCTGATTGTCGTGCCTTCTGTAAATGTATAGTATCTGATTGCAATACCCCAATTTCGCCCCCTTTGACATGATACGCATATTAAACTCGTACTCTTCAGCGCATACCAAAGACTCATCGAATAACCCGAACCGGTAGAATACATCTTTTCGATACATCAGAGATCCTCCATGGACAACATTGTTTTCGATCATATCATCAAGGTTAGGCAGTATCAATCGAGGCTTTTGTATTTTGTCCCCATTATAAAAACGATTGACAGCCAGCCCATGAATGAAGTCTTTCCCTTCAATAGCTTTAACCGAATCTTCAATACTATTAGATGTCAGCATATCGTCATCACAAAGGTATTTAATAAGTTCACCTGTTGCAATCTCAATACCTCGGTTAAGGTTGTAAGATACGGAATGATTCGATTTTGATTCGATTAATTCAATCTCACCTCGATACGATTGAAGGTAAACGGAATCGATAGCGTTATTCAGCCAACCCCTATCCTCTTTATAAGGAATTATTATGCTAACTTTTGGTAATTTAGAAGCCATACTCTGTGATATAAATTTTCTTTTATAGTTAATTCAAAACCTTTACCCTCAAAAGCTCTGTTGAAATCTTCAAACTCAAGCCTAAATGTGTGATATTGGTCTGGGTTAATACCTATACCTGTTAATATAATGATGTTCTGTTGAGCTGTCTCAGCCATTACCTCGATTGCTTTGTCAAAATCCCTGCAATTATCCAGGACAGCGAAGGCGCAAACGGTATCAAACTTCCTGCCTTTGAAATCTTCAATCGCTGTTTCGAAACAATCAATGCCATCGATAGGGAAAGCGTCAAGACCGTAATACTTCACACCTTCAGGGAGGCACAATTTAAGCGTTTGAGAACCACAACCAACATCTAAAACGGATTTGCCGACCCCGCATTTAGCGATGTAATCGATATAATCTTGACTTGGCACAGTCGCTTGCTTCAATGATCCGCTTTGCTTTCGCCGTTGCATTAGGTTTTCGGTAGCTGAAACCCATTTTTCATTTGTTGCTTTCATGAGATTAAATTTTTAATTCTGTACCCTGTTTCAATGATGCCATGTTTAATATGAAAATTCTCATGTAACGCGCTTTTAATTAGCTCGACATATTCACGGTCATGTAAGTATTTAAACGTCTCTATAAAGTCATCCTCACAGTTAGGTGTTAAGAATGGCTGAGTACCGTACACATCTTCGTATGCTGGTCTATTAATATTATTAGTTACAACCAAACAACCTAAAGCAGTCGCTTCAAATGCACTCACGCCAAAACACCCGTAAGGCTTACCACCTTGCAACGGTGCAAACAGTTCGATATAAATATCAGACTCCGAAACCCTCAGTAGATTCTCAGGGTGTGAAGTTAGCCTTATATCCATTCGTATATCGTATTTGCTCTTAAATCCTTTCAGCATCTTTTCAATCTGTGACGTTCCTTTCACCTTATGGTTACTTGGATAATGACCGACAATCATTTGTCCTTTACGGTTGTGTTTTACTGGCTTTAAATTCGTGTGAGGGGCCAAGTATTCAAATGTCGGATTGTGCAGTAAAAACTCGCATTGGTCCGTTATGATTTTACGACCTTTGAAGAGTTGGTCATATCTTAGTTTGTTTTCACGGTACCTTGTGCCGGTATGGTAAATAATAACATTAGGATGACCTGAAACCATCTTGAAGAGCATAGCATCTGAATGAAATATCTGAATGACATCATACATCATATAATGATCCTTAATCCAAAGCGGAGTGCATTTCCTCGATTGTGAAGCATATCCATAAGGATGATTATGAATTGCATAGTCTTGACAATTTACACCAACAGAACGCAGCGCATTAGCGTTTTCATGCGACATATTGCTGAAGTCATGCGTTGAAAGATTGAGTACCCTCATAAAATCCATTTAAGAACTAAATACCA